TGACGGGTTTTCGTTTCGAGCGACTGACATCGTTTATGGGGATGGAACGCGAGCCAGTGTTCTCAAGGAAACCGAGAACACCTTCCTTAATGAGGGCGGAGACTTCGCGGTTCCGTCGGATTCAGGGGGCATCACGGCAATGGCCGTCCCTGGCAATCCAGACACGTCGCTTGGGCAAGGACCGCTTCTTATCTTCACCCCGAGATACGTCTTCAGTGTCCAAGCTCCCGTAGATCGTGACACTTGGAAGAATCTGAACTACCCGATTCAAGCCATCAGCTTGCTGACAAGCGGTGCGCTTGGTTCTCGGTCGGCCATCACCGTCAATGGCGATGTGTTCTACCGTTCTGTCGATGGAATCCGATCATTCATCATCGCTCGTCGCTCATTTAGTGACTGGGGAAATACCCCAATCAGCGGCGAGATGATGCCCATTGTTGAAAACGACCAGACGAATTTGCTGTGGGCCAGCTCTGCGGTCGTGTTCGATAATCGATTGCTGATGACAAGTCAGCCTCGGTACAACGCTCAGGGCGTCATTCACAAAGCGTTGGCGGTTCTTGATTTTGATCTGATTACGTCGATGCGGCAAAAGTTTCCGCCTGCTTGGTCTGGAATCTGGACCGGATTGGATGTGTTGCAGATTCTGAAGACTGAGAACGCTTACGGAGACGCTTGTTTCGCAATCGCTCGCGGATCGGATGGTTCAATTCAGATTTGGGAAATCACCAAGTCCAACAAGTTCGATTCAAACCTGTCCGATCCTAAAAAGGAAATTGAGTGGCAGGTGCAGACTCGCGCTTACAATTTCGAACTTCCGTTTGGATTGAAGAAGCTCGATTCGGGCGACATTTTCATCGACTCGCTAAGCGGTTCGGCGGCGTTCTATGTCCAATATCGTCCCGACCAATATCCCGGCTGGATTGAATGGGCTGACTGGACTGAGTGCGCAATTGTCGATCAGTGTCTGACTGGGCTGTGTCCTCTGACAAACTTTCAGCCGCAATACCGTCCGAAGATGCGGCTTCCAACCCCTGGCGACATCGCGTGTAACGAGTCCATCAGTACACCGGCTCGAAACTTGTACGAGGTTCAGCTTAGCATTGCCGTTTCGGGCTATTGCAGAATCAAGAGCATCCGCGTTCACGCTTACGACGTTCAGGAATCTCCTGTTGGAGAATGTCGGACATATCAGGGATGCAAAGTTCTTGGAGGCTGCGACATAGATCCTTTCACCTACACATCGGAATAGCATGCCAAACTTAACCCTCATCACGCTTACCGCTCCAAACCTTCCGTTGACGTACTGCCCGTCCAACTACCAGCAGTTGGCCAACGACATCATCAGCGGCACTCAGGCGACGTTCAACAGCGCGATTGGAAACTCGTTTTTCAACTTTGGTTCTACGACTCCTGCGCTGAACAATCAGGTTTATCCGTGGTTGGATGAGAATGGGGATTGGTGGGTGTTCAACGGCGGATATTGGGCGCGCCAAAATCCGGTTGCGGCTGGAAGTTCTGAGCGTCGTATTTTTGTTGGAACAAGCACTGATGTGCTGTCGTACGATGGCGGAGATGGAACTGTTTACTCTGGCAATCCTTACGCCGGTTCGATGTGGCAACTTGACAACGCGTTTGACGCTCGATTTCCGGTCGGTGTTGGGGCTTTTGCCGCAAGCGGCGCTGTTTCTGTTCAAGGAACTACCACCACAACTTCTGTTGTCGGCGAGGACAAGCACACGCTGACAGTTCCTGAGATGCCTGCCCACGCTCACAACTTCTTCCCGCTTGTAACTGCGGATGCAAATAACGGCGGAGCAAATGGTGTTCAGTATGGAACTACAGCGAATGTAGCCACCTCATCCACTGGAGGTGATGCGGCCCATAACAACCTGCCGCCGTTTTACGGTGTTTACTTTATCAAGCGAACTGGCCGAGTCTATTACACCAAATGAAGCTAATCGTTCAGGACATTCGCTCCACAATCGCCCGTGTCATCGGAGTATGTGTCGATGATGCGCGCGTTTATGATTACATCAATCAAGCGTGTCGAAGGCTTCTACACAAGGGTCTGTGGGCTGGATCGTACGGTCGATTCACGGTTACGACCGTTGATGGGTGTATTACTTGGCCGCGAGCGATTGAAACCATTGAGGCTGTCGCCGACTGCTGCGGAACCGGATCGGTAAGAAACCAATGGTATGAATTTCAAGAAACTGGATTTGGACTTCTTGGAAAATGCAACCCGTGCGCCGGAAACCAGCTTGTTGATCGTGGCACTGTTGTTTCTTACCGTGATTTGTCTGGCGGCAATAACAGCTACATTCGAGTTTACCCTGGCGACGCTTCAGATGTCGGCAAAACAATCACGCTCCAAGGATACGACGCGAACGGTCAATGGATTCGCACTCAATCCGGTGGAACATGGATTGACGGCGAAAAGCTGACGCTTGCTCTCCCTTACGTTCAGTCTTCCAAGAAATTTACCGCACTGACTGGCGTCATCAGGGAGGCAACAAATACCGCATCGCGGCTTTACGAGTACAATCAGGCAGTTTTTGCCGAGATTGATCTGGCAGTTTACGACCCTGATGAAACTTTGCCGCAGTATCGTCGTAGCCTGTGGACTGGTCGAAACAGCGATTGCTGCACTCAGACCGTCACGGTTATTGGCAAGATGCGCCATATCAACGCGACGAGCGTCAATGACTACCTTATTCCTCCGTGCGCTGATGCCATCAAGCTGATGGTCATGGCGATTCGAAAGGAAGAGAACGATTTGATTCAGGAAGCAGTGGCCTACGAAGCCAAAGCGGTTCAAGCTGTGCAGGAGCAGACGATGCAGTATCTGGGCGACGCTGTCGCAACGATACGCATGGTCGGTGTAGGATTGAATGGCGGTGGATTCTCGCAATGGTTCTGAACCAAAAGGATAATTTATGGCAATAGGACTTGTAGGTTCAATTTTGGGTGGAGCAGGAATTTCCGCAGCGGGAAGCCTGCTTGGTGGGCTTTTTGGCGGAAAGAAGCCAAAGGTTCCAGAATTGAAGCCGATTGATTTTGCTGGAGAACAGCAAAAGGCGATTCAGCAGAATATCGCATCGCTTGAGCCTGCAACTGAGTTGGCCACCAAGACGACCGCCGCTGAGCAGTCTCAGCTTGAGGCGCAGCTTCGTCGCGCGATTCCAGGCTATGACCAGTTGATTCAGCAGGCTGGCAAGAACATTGGGTCGGCCTTGCGAGGCGAAATCTCACCAGAGGTTTCTGCTCAGGTTCAACGCTCTGCCGCTGGACGAGCTTTGTCTGGAGGATTTGGCGGCGCATCTGGATTCGGTCGTGCGCTAACCGCTCGCGACTTGGGGTTGACTGGGATGCAGCTTCAGAATCAGGGTCTGGCTCAAGCTCAGAGTTTCATTCAGCAGCAGCGGTCTGTTGGAATGGTTCAGCCATTCTCGGTGAGTAGCATGTTTATCACTCCGTCTCAGCGGATTGGATTTATGCAGCAACAGCAACAGCTTCAGTATGGACGCGATTTGCAAGCCGCTCAGGCCGCTGCTTCCGCTTCTCCGATGCAGCAAGCGTTGCAGAGTGCTGTCACTGGATTTGGTGGTCAGGTTGGCGGTGCGCTGTCGCAATATGGAATTTCGAGTGCGTTGATGTCTCAACTGCCAGGAGGATATCGACCGCCATCGTCTTACAATCCCCAGAACGATCCTGAGCTTTATTCTTTCCCGAGAACAAATACCTCTGAAATAGGGCCGCAATCTACCAGCCTATTCCCTGAATACAGCTCGTCCAATTTCGGACTCTAAATCTTATGGCCGACCAATCTCTTCAAGCGTTTCAGCTAGGCGCATCGCTGTTCGACCGCGCGCAGACGCAGCAGCGGATGATGGAGCAGTTGCAGATGCAGACGGCTGAATCGTTGCTCCAGCAGCAGGGCATGGCGCTTCAGAACAAGATTCGAGACATGACTCTTGCTGATGCGATTGGCGAACAAAAAGCTCAGGTTGATGAGTTCAACGCATTTTCAGAACTCAGCAAGCAGGTCGGAGACTATCTCGACAACCCTAGCGCAAAAGCGAAGTTTCCAGTCATCCCCGCCTTTAAGTCTAAACAATACCGACTTGAGGCGGACAAGATGCTCAACAATCTGGAGAAGTATTCTGCTCGCGCTGAACTCCTGAAAGCCAGAGACAGGGCAGAAGCTACCTCCAACACACTGAGGGCATCGACGATAAACAAGGCAATCGATGCCGGAGCGTGGATAGGATTCAATCAAGACGGAAGTCCTAACATCGACGTTCAGAAAATGAACGCCTATTATGAAAAAATAGGCTCCTCAAAGATTGGACAATCAGAAGCTAAGACTGCCTCTCTTCTTGGCAACCTTGATATTTCAAGAGATAAATTGAGAATTGCTGCGTCCAATCTTGATAGGCTAACGAGGGAAGGTGCATCTAAGATCGACATCGACAAAGCAAGGCTTGAGTTTGATCAAGCTCTTAAAACAGAGGAAGCGTTGCTTAAGGAAAAGAGGTATCAGCTTGATGTTGAAACCAAGGGTAGACAGCTTGATATCAATCAGCAAAAGGCCGACACCGCAAAAACCAAAGCAGAGTCTGGAGGCAAACTACCCGCTCCGACTAAGCTCGATCTGGACGAACTTGAGTTTTCCGAGGCTGTTCTTAACGGTATTAAGCCGCTTGAGCCTTATCTCAGCCAGGACATTTTCGGTCCAGCATTCAACATCAAGGTGAAAGCCGGTGAAGTGTTTGGCGGTTCACTGCCCGAGAAAACCGTAAATCAGTTTTACGAAAATATGCGAACTGGCGCGTTGTTCAAACGCGGCGGTAAAGCGTTGACCAAAACTGAAGTTGATCGAGTTACGTCTTCAATCGGAAAGCCGACAGACGTTGGTTTCTCTGACCGTATCGATACGTTCAAAGAAATCACCGCTCGCTCAATCAAAGACCGTGTTGAGAAGCTGAGGATGCAGGGAATCACTTCCAACCCGCAATACGGAGCTTACGTCAACGAACTTGAACGTAGGGCGGATGAGATTTTAGGTGTTGAGACGGCCCCTCAACAACAGTCTGAAATTCGGTCGTTTAACTCAATCCAAGAAGCTCAGTCGGCAAATCTTCCAGTTGGAACCAGAATCTCAGTCGGTGGAAGACCCGCAACCATCAAGTAAACACGAACATGGCTGAAATTGTTTTTGACGACGAGGTTCAGGCAACTCAGCAGCAACCTGTCGCATTGTCTACGCCGCAAACTCCTCCGATGCGGAAACCTGAAGTTGTTTTTGAAGACGCAGGTTCACCGGCAGCACTAAATCAAGCTGTTCAGCAGTCCGCAAAAGTCGGCCAGCAACGATTTCAGTCTCAAGATCCGATTGTTCAGCAGGCTGATTTTTACCTTGGTCCTGACAGTGCGCGTAAGTTTCAGAAGTTTGTTTCTGGCAATTACGAGCCGCTGCCTGACGAGGATTTCACGGACAAAGAAAGACAGTTCTTGGCCGACTTTGAGGGCAAGAGGGCAAGAAAAGTGGCTGCAAACACCGTCAGATACGGTGGGCCTTTAGCCCTTGGTTTTGTTCCTGGTGGACAAACTGTTGCTGGAGAGGTGCTTGGCAACATTGGTTTGGAGCTAACTTCTCAGTTGTTGGAACCTGAGAAAATGCGGCCTTTCCAGATTGCTGCATCCGGCGTTCCTACTCCAAGCATCGCAAAACCGGGGACTGGAACAGGCGTTCGCCGTTTGTTGACGAGCGAAACTGGAGTTCCGCAGCAAGCAACTTTTGGCGCACAAGTTAGGAAAGAAGCCGCCGCTGGTGGCGCGCAGTCTTTTGCTCAAGCTGGAATCGAATCTTTCGGTGAAGATGTTACCGGCGGAGAGATGGCGTTGAGAACGGCAATGGGAAGCGTTTTGTTTCCTGCCATATCAACCACGGTTCGCGGTGTTGGGGCAGCTACAAGAGCGGTTTCAGGCGCGCCATCAGTTGGTAAATTCCCCGCTGCTTTTGCGGGTGAAATGCAACGTCCTTTTACTCAGAAGTTTCTGGAAGACCGCGCCAATTTAATTCGCCAAGAACTCGGAAATGCTGGAGGCATCGACCCAGCCCTTTCTCGTCAGGTTGCTGACACGTTCTATAATCCAGCGTTCTCAGGATCATCTCCTCAGGACGTTGAGAACTTTAGAAACACCGTTCAATCGTTTCTGGAGCAGTCGGTTGTTCAGGGGCGACGGTCTGGTCTTTCTGGCGATGATTTGACTCAGGCCATTGTTGGTGAGCTTGGAAGGATTTCTGGGAAAACCGATGTCAACCCATCTGTCGTTGAGTCGGTTGTACGCCAATCTGATGCACTGACCGAGCAGGCAACTCGAAAAATTGACGAGTCGCTTCAGAAAACTGCTGGATTCAAAGACAAACGAAATCAGCGCGCTCTTAAATTTGCTAGAGCAGCAGAAGGCCGTCTTCAAATGGAAGCTGTTGAGCTTCAAGATGACATTGTTCGCTTGAGCAACCAAAGAGCAAACCTTGGCTCTGAAGACATCGCCAACCGTACTCGAATTGAGGCGCAAATTGCTGGCCTGCAAGATCAGGTGAAACGAATCCAACAAGGGTTTGATGATCGATTTGTCAGCGGAAAGCCTGTGTCGGCTTTTGAAGCTGGAACGATTGTTGGCGAGCAGGGGAACAAGCTCCGAGACGTATTTGACGCTGAACAAGAGGAGGGTTTCGCAAAAATCAGGCCTGACCTGCAAGCAACGACCGTTCAGGTTGATCTTGGAAATGGTCTTCAAACCAAGAGCTTGGAAGATCTTAGAAAGATCCGCTCCCAAATTTATCGACTGTTCGACTTCAATGCTCCGGTTCAACAAGGGTTCTTCGAGAGCTGGGAAAAGCTCAACAAGATCAACGAGCAGATGACTGCGGCGTTCGATGCAAATCCTAAACTTCGAGATGATCTTGCCGAGCAAAACAGAAAGTACGCTGAAGGAATCAGCCGATTTAAGGGAGCTTACGTTGACCGCATTCTTCGCAGCATTGGAGAAGGCGGTGGCGCACCTGAATCAGTGTCGGCCATTATTGGTCCTCGCGGCGGAACTACGCTTGCTGTTCTGAAGGACATGGCCGGTGATACTTGGGAAACCAATGTGAAGCCAGTTCTTTCGGACTACATTTACAATCAGATTCGTGGCAAAAATCCTGTCGAGTTTCTCAACACTTTGACGGAGGCAAAAGCTGGTCGTGATAAGTTGTCAAAGGAAGTAGTAAACGAATTTTTCCCCAGTCTCGGGCAAATCCAAGATGTCGCATCAAGATACACATCAATTCTCAAAGATGAGGAAAAGCTCAAATCAAGTCTTGAAGAACTGACAGCAAAATCAGATTTGCTTCAATCTGACGTTTCTAACAAGATTACGGGAGCGGAAGATAGGCTTAAGAAAAACCGAGAAGAAGTTGCAGACGTTAAAAAACGGCTTTCTGATTTTCAGAAGAAAAACGCTAGTCGTGAGTTCAAGGGTGTTTTAGCGCAGCCAGGTGAAGATGTTGAAGCTCAAAAGCAGGTCGTCTCTTTGCTGGCCGACATCAAATCAAAAGTTAAGAAGGGAGTCGCCATTGATGACGATGTTCTCAAGCAAATCGCATCAAATCCTGACGCAAACACAATGCTCAAGGAGTTGAACGATTACGTCACCGAACAGTCAAAGACTGCCACAGACTTCCAGCAGGTTGTCGCTTCTGCAATTAGGGGTGGAGAACTCTACGGAAACATCCCCGCCGGAAACATTGTGGATTTTCTTAAGTCCAAGGGTGGTGGCGTTTATCCGGTCAAGAGGGCGGAGGAGTTTACGAAGATCCTTAAGGAAAGTCGGCCAGACCTTCTGGCTGATGCTCAAAACATTGTCCTCGGTCGGATCGTCAAAGACTCGTTTGTTGATGGAAAAAAGGCCATCGACACGAACAGGATGAAAGCGTTGATTGCTGGTGGCGAAAAGCCAGGAGAGTACAACGCGCTTGTAAACGAGTTGTTTGGTGCTGGAGGTGTGGACAAGATTAGCACGATTGCGGATCAGTTGGCTGTTGCATCCAAGGAGGGTGATAGCCTTGTTTCAAAATCTATCGTCCCAACGCTTGCTACTGCTGGCGCATACATTGCCAGCGGACTTGGGCCTGCTGGTGTTGCTGGCGGTGCGATTGGTGGCGGTCTTGTTGGGTTTATTGGCCGTCGAATGGTTTTGAAGGCTATTGGAGATTCCGGTGAATCCGCTGTGGGCCGAATGCTTCAGTCGCCAACCTACGTCAAGACTGTCACCACTCCTATCAGTCAGCTTTCTAAGGAGCAGATAGATTTGTTCAATCGAAACTGGTCGAGAATGCTGAAGCTCGAAACTGACCGAGCCATGATGCAGATGGAAGAAGGTCAGTCTGAAGAGAAGCAGCTTCAGGAAATGCGCCGTCAAACTCGTCGCCGCGACTAATGAAAACCTCCCTCTCAAAAAAAGGTAACACCTACAAGGGTCGTAAGGTGACGCTCAACAAGCCGTTCTACACTCCTGGCGAGCGGAAGAAGAGCGCGGTGTACGTCAAGAATGACAACGGCAACGTCATCAAGGTTCGCTTTGGAGACGCCAACATGGAAATCAAACGCGACAATCCTGAGCGTCGTAAGAATTTCCGCGCGCGGCATAACTGCGCCAGTGCGAAGGACAAGACGACGCCTAAATTTTGGAGCTGCGCCGCTTGGATTCTGGCGATTGTTCTGTCGGTTTTAACCTCAAACCCTATTTGAATTTATGGACAAGATGCGACTTGGCGGTGGCGGACGTTACGAGAAGCTCGTTGGTGAGCTTGAGAAGAAAGGCGTGAAAGATCCTGGCGCTCTCGCCGCTTACATCGGACGTAAGAAGCTCGGCAAGGCGAAGTTCCAATCGCTCGCCGCGAAAGGCCGTCGCCGCGCCATGCGTGAGAAGGCTAACGCTTAGGATATCGTCCTTTGGAGTACGGCTTTTTCGCCGACTCCTTATCAACGACGAACTTCTCAGGCTCCGCGTAGTTCCATGAGATGTCGCCGCCTGTTCCACGCTGGATCATAATCGATCCGGTGACTTTTCCGTCCTTGTCTGTCATGCCGGAACGGTCTGCCCGTTTCGCCATGCCAAGCATGAACTTGCGCGGATTGTTGAAGCCAACCTCCTTCATCACAATCACCTCGCGCGCCCAGTTGGTCAGGTCCGATGATCCGAATCCTGAGTAGGCCAAATCTGCCACGCTCTCCGGCTTGTCGTCCTTGCCCTTCGGCTTTGGGAAGTGATGGACAAGCACCAGGACAACGCCTGTCTCCATCATAATCGGCTGGAGCAGATGTCGCGTGAAGTTCGCGCATACCTCAATGTCAGCAGGATTGCCGCCCATGTAGGAGAGCAGCGGATCGATGTAAACAACGTCAGCCTTGGTCTTGCGAACGAGACGGCGGAGCATTGTGGCGAAGTCTGTTCCGGTGCGAACCGTTTCGCGGAAGAAGAGCATGTCAACACTCCGCAATCCTCGCTCCCAGTTCTCTTTTCCGAACGTCATCTGAGCAGCGCCTTTGAGTGCGTCATGCTGATCGGCAATGTCGTTCTCGGCTTGGATGTAGGCCACCTTCAGCGCGCGCACAGGCTTTACGCCGAACCACGCTTCACCGGACGCCCACTTCATCCCCTGATACGCGGCCATCGAGCTTTTGCCGCAACCACTTTGGCCTACAAAGAGAAGCGATGAACCGCGACGTAGCCATCTGTCGCCGATCAGATTGTCAGGATCATTCTTAGGGTCGTACTCGATGATGCTATCGAGCGAGAACTCCTGAGGCATGTCCTGCGACTCCAGATAGTCCGTAAACGCATCCCAGTTGACCGACCCGACATTGATGGCCAACAGCTTCTGCTCCTTGCCATCGCGCATCACACCGGCTAACCGGCTGAACCTGCTCGCGTTCTTGTTCTTCGGATCGATGCCAATGCTCTCCAGATGCCGGTAAACGATGTCACGGCGCTCTGCCCATTCTTCCTTGTTCGCTGCATCGACGCGCACCCAGCCGTGCAAGCTCTTGCCGCCGGAATCGATGACGACGGACATCGGCAATTTGGACTCCTTGAGGATCGTCCATTGCTCGTCCTTGGTCTTCTCGTCCATCTCGACGAGGACATGGCGGAATGCTGCCACGCCTGAATCGGAACCGCTCTCATCGAAGCACGGGTTTACGCGGACGTATGCACCCTTGCTTTCCTCGCTCGTCCACATCGAACTGATGGGCGGCGTGAAATGCTTCTCAATCCATTCGTCGCGCTTGAGGAACGTACCCTTGGAAGCTGGCCTACTCCTACCTTCCTCGTCGCTCACGATGTCGTTGCAAATGCAGACAACTTCGTCCGGTTCGAAGCAGGCTTTTAAGAAATCTATGGTTGAAAATCGGAAGTCTGATTGCGGAATTGCTTGGATCTTTCGCACCACGAACTTGCCGGTTGGAGACACCGGAGTGCCGCCCTGACCGATGCCGGAATGCGATTCCAGAAGCCAACCACGCGGCTTGTCGTGCGCTACTTTTGCAGCCTCGCTCAGCTTGTGGGCCAGTTCATGCGGCTTCCACGGCGGGAGGCATTTCGAGTTGTACTCATGCATGAGCGTTTCGGCATCCCCCGCATTCAGCTCAAAACCGTGTATGAGCGAGGTTGCTACTGCGAAGGTTGCTCCATGCCCATTCTGACCTGAGACGGCTCCTGGAGTGTTACGCAGCCATGCGCGCGCACGATCTACTTTTGATTGATTCATTCGATTCCAAGTTGTTTTCTCGCTATCTCCCCGCTTCGACCAAGATCAGTCTTGGCGATTTCGGAGAGGACTGAATTTGATTTCTCTAACTTGCTGAAAAGGAGAGCAAGCTCTTTGGGAGTCATCAGATATTTGCTCCAATGCTGGATGGCGATGGAGCGCGACTGAAACTTCGCAAAGAGCTGCTCTTGTGCGGCGATGTAAAGTTTAGGGCTTCGCATCTATCAGGACGAACTTAGCTTTGAATTCAGCTTTCGTTCGAACGTAGATCTTGGCCTTGCCCTCGCGCATGTAGGCCACGCCTGACCACTTGGTTTCTCCGATGCGTATTTCTACGTCGTCGGACAGGAGTTCAACCTCCACTGAGCTGTTTCCTGAGTTCTTGTATTTCATCTTCAGAAGCGTCGTCGAGATGGCCAACTCCAACCGCTTGCCATCCGCCATCCACGCTGCGTTTTGGCTTCGCTGGCTTGCTCATCCAACCTCGAAGAATCGCATAGTCAATGAGGCGCGGAGCTTCCTTCAAGAGTTGTTCTCGGGATATTTCAGATGCTTTCATCGGAATTGATTCGTTTGACCGCACGACCGCGACGACCGTTCGAACGTCGCATGCCAAGTTCAGTTTGCTCTTCGCTGGCGAATCCACGGCGGACAAGCCATTCCTTGTACTTCTTGTCGATGTACGCGAAGTCGATGCGTGGCGTTGATTCATCGGCATCGGCGATTCTTACTATCTTGCTCGTATTTAGGCTCATAGGTTTTTAGTAGTGTTTTGTATGCTTTCTGTGTGTCGGCGCAGTCCATGCACAGATCGAAGTCTCCTCCGATTGTGCATCCGCAGCCAAGGGCTTTTGCCAGCTCCTTGGAAATCCATCGGAAATCGATCAGCTCATTCTTGAGGTCTTCTATCTCGTCGCTCTCGCTCATTTGATGACGAATAGGATGAAGTACGCGCTGGTGATGACGACGCCCATAGCGAATGCGGCGATGAGCATTTGCTTCAGCTCCTCCGGCGACGGTGGCCGATTCATCCTGCGAATCATCTGCCGCCTCCCAGTGCGTAGTGGAGGATCAGCAGGGCATCGCAGTTTCGAAGCGTGACGTCGAGGTGCGGATACAATTCCTGAGCCTTCGTCTTGAGCTTTCGTTTCCATTCCGAATAGTCCTTGCACGATGCTTTCCCGCCGAGTCCTAGAGGAGCCTGCCACGCTTTTGGAGCTGCTCTGTGAAGAGCGTATCCGTATGCGTAAGCAGCAGCTTCAACTCGACCGAGGTTTCTGTGAAGCACGGCCATCGACGAGCTTTTCGTCATGGGAGAGACAAAGTTCGGAAGCTCCTCAATCCAGAGTTCAGAGTTGGCCACCTTGAGCTGATTGATCAGCGCGCAGATGTCCGGCAATGACTCCGGCATTTTGAACAGAACTATTCCTTCTGGCGTGTTCACGGCAAATCCGCCGCCAACACCAGGATCGACCGCTACGATTGGTTTGTTGTTTTGTTTCATAGTTTTAATAGCACAGCACCGAGACGTTTTCCGCCGCGATGCGAACCGCTGATTTTGTTGCTCCGTCTTCCGACCAACGCTCCACCTTCACACGGCCTTTGACACGCACCAGCGCGCCATTGCCGATTTCAAGAATCTTCTCCGCAACCTGCCCCCATGAGGACAGTTCGAACTCATCGAAGTCTTCATGGAACCTGCCATCTGCATCCGTCCAATGACGGGCGATTGAGATGACTCGGCGGACCATCAAGGCTCCTGTCTTTGTCTCTGTCTGACGGCTGATGCCTCGAAGTTCGCCGATGAGTAAAACGACGTTTTCCGTCGGTGTAATTTCTGAAACGCTCATTGAAATACGCAACCTAGTTCTCGGTAGCACCTCATCCGCTTCTTCGCGTGGAAGGCTCCTATTGGATGAAACTTGTCAGAGAAGTCTACGATTGTCGCGCAGTTCTTCGTTTCAGTCTTTCGCAGCGCACGGCTGGCGCGTTGGATGGTTTTCTGCGACGACCGACCGCCGCTCACCATGATGAGTAGTTCGACATTCGGCAGGTCGAGTCCTTCGTCGGCCAGAGAGGTGGCAATCATGGTCCGCAGATTCCCGGCCTTGAATTCCTCCATGCAGGCACGCCGATCCTTCTTGCCGATCTTGGAATGAACGAGCCGAGAATTCGGAATCGATTGCTCGTACTCCTCGCCCAGCGTGATGCGCGGTATGAGGATGAGCGTCTGCATGTCCAGATGCTCCAGCGCGTAGTTGATAGCGTATTGATTTCGCTCGCGGTTCTGGCAGATGCCGATGTCCACAAGCGATTCCCAGGCACACATGCGTTTTAATTCGTCGTCACTTATCCGCATGTACCGACGCCGCGCATTGAAGAGTCGGTCGATGTTGTCGTCGATCTTCTGCTGAAGGCCGAAGTCCGTGGCATCGCTGATTTCGAGGTAAGCGTCGGCCAATGAATCGCCGATGTCGCTTCGCTTGATTTCGTAGGTGCGGTTGAAGAAGAGCGTTCGAGTTACGGCGTTGCGCTCTTCATCATCGCACCAAGGAGTCGCATCGAAGCCATAACGCGCGCCGTCACAGGACTCGATGATGCGACGCCATCCGGCGGCAGGACTGTGCTTCGCTTCGTCAACGATCAGCATGTCCTTCTTGCTGAAGTCCACCGACTCATGCGGACAGCGGATATCTACAATCTCGTCAGGTACACCAGCGACACGGAGTGATGTGCGCGCTTGCTGGCATGTCTCGCGGGTTGGAGCAAGCCAACCAAATCGCCACCCAGGTCGTCCTTTCTCAAAGTGCTTGATGATCGATGCGGCAATCCATGTCTTGCCGCTGCCTGCCGGTGCGATGATCAGACCGTCGCTAGTTTTGGCCCACTCTACCGCTTTCTGTTGGTATTCTCTTAGATTCATAGTTTTAGGAAATTTGTCCCTCCGACCGCCGCTTCATGACGGCCAGAGGGTGTTGTCCGTACCACACGGTACGATTCGCTACTGGGCGGTAGCGGCGCAGGGAGTCAACGGTTGCGTCGTATGTTGAGTTTCCATGTACTTCCTTAGCGCCTCCCGAGCGACAAATTGGATCTTCAGTCCGTTGCGGTTGCAGAACTCCTTGAGGTCGTCATGGAGCTGCGTATCGATGGTGACGACTCGCGTCATCTTTTCTTTTTTCATGGTTTTATTCGCAGGTGTAGATTTTGTCGGTGGTTCGCAGGCCGGTGGGCCATTGAGGTTCGGTGAATGACTTCTCGATGAATATGACCTTGTCGGTGGGTTGGATGGTGAGTCGTTCGCCATCGGTTCGGATGAACATGAATTCCTTGGCTTGGTTGGGTTGGCGGCTCCAGCTATCGCCGATGGGAGCGGCGGTGAAGAGGTAGTCGCCGGTAGTGATTTGATCGGCGCATTTGACCTGGCATTCGAGTCCTCGGAGGAAGGTGTACTCGATAGTGGTGAAGTCGGTTCCGTAGCAGTCCCATCGCTGGGCTTGCTGTGGTGTCCATAAAAGCTCTGGATCGGAGCTGAATGTTATGGCGTGGGGTGGTACGGCTCGATAGACCGCTCCGCATTCCAGCATGATTGTGCAGCCCCACATTCTGCCGGGGATGGATACTAGACCGAACCAGACGCATGGGATGAATGCTATGTCGTACAATCCGAGGAAGGATGCTTCGACGTAGCAGTACTGATGGTGAGGTAATTGGCCTGCTTGTGAGTAGGTCATGGCTTTTCCGCAAGTGACTTGATGTACTTGGTCCTCTGCCGTGGCGTCAGTTTGACGATGTAGTTCAGCACCTCGACCGAATTGATTGAGTGGAGCAGTTGCCAGTACGGTCTTGCTGCCTCCAATTCCTTAGCTCGTTCCATGTCCACGACTACCACCTCGCTGGTCATGGTGTGTCGGTAGATGAATGCTGGGTTCATCGTCCCTCCAACCATTTCTTGAGGTCGTCCAACTCGTTCACTTTGGCTTCGAGTTCTTTGATACGCTTGTTCGCTCCAGCCAGTTGCCTCTCTAGCTGACGGGCGAAGCCAGCCTTCACGAAGTGCTGGAACGCCACGGTGACAACCGGCTGTCGGTCTGTGCGCGGTGTTTTGCTGACCTTTTTGTTGGCGTTAACAAGATGGTTCACAACTTCACCTCCTTCTCATTCCACAGCAGCAGATCGGCACGGAGAGCGTCGTTCTCCTGCTCTAGTTGTTTCACTCGATCCTCCAGCTTGCGAGCGTCGATTGCGATTGCGCGGAGTTCGTTTCGATCTGGAGGTAGATCCAAAACTGGAATCATCCTCAGTATTCGTTCTTCAAGTGTCACAGCTTGGCCTCCTTGGCTTTGTTTCTATTTTGATTGATGAAGCTAATTGGATTTGCTGAAAGCGTCTGCTTACCGCAATGGATGCATTTCCATTTTCTT